CACTTCAACTAATCCTTCCGGATCATCATTGTTCTTGTAGTATTCTGATATAGGTGTAAAGCCTACAATGTCCATAAACAAGAAACTCATTTCTTTTCTGTCGCCTCCTAGTTTTAATTTCTCTGGGTGTTTCACTAGTATTGCAACCTGTCTAGGATCTAAATATTTTTCAAACTGTTTCCTAATCTGTTGTTTAAGTTGGAACTCCCTAACAAATCTGTTGAATACTGCATGAAGTCCCACGAGTGTGATTGTGATTACAGGCCATGAAAAATCAAACAATAGCAAATATGTAGAATACAAATAGGTGGCACTAAACACTGTGCCAACACCTGCCAACACAATCGTTCCTGCTACAATATAATAATGTACAAAACGTGACGCAATTATTAATATAAGTCCTAGCAGTAATAAAAATCCAAGTTCATATGTGTCTGCCAAGTCTGTTCTTTTGATGTTTTCACCATTGATTATGGTTTGTAAAGATACTGCAATCGGTGTATGTGCATACTGTGTGCCAGATGGTGAGGCAATGGTATTTGCTAACCCTTCTGCTGTCAAACCTATCACAACTGTCTTACCAGCCACAACACTCAAATCATCAGCCATACTAACAGTTTCAAAATCTTTATTCCAACGCAACCAAATTCTAGCATGTTGGTCTGTGTAGATTGTGTCATAGCCAGGTACTCTGACTGCAATAACTCCTGCCTCTCCTGCTTTGATCTGATAAGATGGATCACCTACAGCAACTCTAATCATTTCAATTGCCATTGCTGGATAAGTTTCTTCACCCACTGTCATGATCAAAGGAACACGTCTTACTACACCGTCTATCTCAGGTGCTATGTTGATCACGCCCACACCATCGGCATTAAGTCCTAACAGTTCAATTGGTCCTAACATGCCTGGCCATTGGAACAACCATGGAATAGGATCTCCTATTTTAGCAACGCCACGTGGCACTGCATTCTTGTTTGTTTGTGTGGTGCCTACCTGTGCAATGATCACACCGTTCTGAACCAATGCTTGTGCCAATGCCATGTCTTGGCCGTCTCGGTCATCTTCTGCAAACAGTATGGGCAATATGATTATCCCTGCACCCTGCTCACGCAATTTCCAAATTAAGTCTGCCATCTTGTCACGCGACCATGGCCATTGACCATTCATTTCGATGGCGGCTTCATCTATCTCTACAACTATGATGTCTTCACTCGTAGTGACAGGATCTGTGCTCTGTAGATAATCAAATGATTTTAATCTAGCAGTTTCTACCAGTCCGTCGTCCTGTACTCGCAAAAAAACTAATAACGCCAAAGTCAAAAATGCCACAGTCCAATGAGTTAATATCTTACTCATGATGCCATGCCTTCTTTCCATCCTATTATAAACGCAATCGCAAATGCAATTAATACCATTATCGCAGGACTTAACAGTAGCAACCACCACCAGTATCTAATGAATCCATATCCTAGTTCTTTGCGTCTAGCACTATGTCTTTGGAACCAATGCACAATGCCTCTTACGCCTGCTTTCATATAATCTATGAAAAATTTATTAATGAGCCAACGCACTATTCTCATTACTATTAAAATAGGAGAAGATAACACATCAACCACCATTAGGAATATGTCCACACTTAAGTCTACAATGTTGTCTGATGTAAATGCCTTCTTCCAACGTTCTCGTATTCTTTTAAACATTATTCTCCTTGTGTGGTACTCAGTGTACAACCATTGGCAGCTCCACAACTGCTGGTGACATTATAACTTTGACTTGTGGATCCTTGTTGCAAAAGATCAAAGTCAATTGAATATCCACCTAGATCTATTCTTGCGGCATGGTTGCCATTGTCTTTTTGCATGATATCTATGTCATGAGCTGATCCTGCTGTGGTAAGATCTAAATAATGATTACCTGTACCCTCTTGCGATATGTCTATTGTGTTGCTGTTGTTATTAATATCTAAAAACATCACTTTGTCATTGTCGTTCAACTGCTGTAAAACCAACGTGTTACTGGATGAATCCAAATCTAATGACATAAAATGATCACCATCAGTGCCTTGTGTGTCGCTGTCTTTCTGTTGTAACGTCAAATGATTTGAACTGCCGTCAATGTCTAACCATGTCCTGTGTCCGCCATCATCATTGGCGGCATCACCTTGCGACAATATCACAGTGTTGCTGTTGCCAGTGATATCTATGCCCAGTCCATTGTCAACACTGCTTCCGCTCGTTAAGACATTACCCTGATCAATTGTTAATGTGTTGCTGTTGCCAGTGATGTTTCCTGCACTGGTCCAATCAGTGCCTACCACAAAATTATTGTTGCCTGATTGTTGTATGTTTATTGTATTGTTGCTTCCGTCTGTGACAAGATTTACTTTGTTCTCACTGGATGTTGCATTGAAGGCACTGTTTTTTAAAGTGGTTTGTCCCGATGATATTGTAACACTGGTAACCGCTTCTGTGTACAAATCACTCATCAAATCGTAAAAGTCTGTGCCATCGAATGCAGATTCAAATTGGTTAAGATCAAAGGTCACATACACTTCACCAGTGTATCCACTCGGCAATTGATTTCCTGACCATTTCATCCATAAAATTTGTCCACTGGCATTTTTTGCTACCCATGTGCCATCACCTGTAAAATATGCACCATATGGATAATGACCAACACTGGTATAACTGCTTACTCCTGCATCAGTGTTGGTTTGCGTGACATTGTTTGAATTTGTTATTTGATTTGCAGAACAAGGACTACTGCAACCAGAAGTGTTCCCACTGATAGTCAATGAGCCACCAAATTTATTTTCTATCAATGCTTCTATGTTGTTGTTTCTGCTACTGAAATTTGCATTGTTTTCACCAGTTACAATCAATATACCACCTGCTTGTACAAAGTTTTGATATCTGGTCTTTCCATTTCCGCCTATGTTGTTGTTGTATTTTAAGTCTACTACAATGTCGTAACTGTTGATCAAGTTGTCAGCAATAGAACCATCTGTTGATAGAGTCACGGTATGACCATCTGCTTCTAACTGTGCTTTCATATTGGTGTGTGCATCACTGTAATTGGAGTGATAAATTAACGCATTTCCTCCCCAAACTGTAGAAGGGATCAACATTAGTATTATTGTGAAAAGTCTAGTCCACATATGCCATTGCCTGTACAGTCTTGTCATGTAGATACGCCAATCTGTGTCTGTCTACACCAGGTGCAATTTCAACCATGAAGTCGTAATCCAATAAAACTGATGTGAGCAAAGGATTTTCATTTGCTAATTCTGTGCAATCACGTTCAGCAATACATTCATCTATTCTGTGTTCTATAGTTTTTAATGCATACAATAAATCATTTGCATGAGTATATGTTGTCATTAAAATTTCAAACATCAGTATAACAAAAGCAAAACTAATTAGACTGAAATAAACGGATTTCATTTTGTTGCCCTCCCAATTCATAATCGTAACTCTCAAAGTCACCTTGTACAAAACTAATTATGTAACCAAATTCCTTATCTAATCGCAGTTCAAAATAGTTGGTTGCACCTTCTCTAGCATACACCCACGATGGATCTTCGTCCAATATTATGATGCCAGTATCCGGGTCCTTACCTAAAGGAATGCCCGAGTGGTCCACAGTTGATCTACGTTCTAGTCCTGCATTGGCCATCTGTTTTGCTAATTCTTTATTGATCTGATCCAACACATCAACTAGGAAATTTTGTTCGAGAAAATCAATATCAAGTCCTGTTGCCCAGTTGTCTTCCTCTTCTTCCAAATAATCTATTTCTAAGTCATCAAATTGTAAAAAGTCTAAGTCAAGTGCAGTGGCAACTTTGTTATATTCTGCCGCCTTTTGTTGTTCTTGTATCTCGGTTGGCTTAGAAATAATCAACAAGTTTCCAATCAAGTCTTCACTTAGATCAAGTATCACCGGCTTCATAGGAGGAGTAGAAATAGTATCAACCACAGTGGCCTGAAATGCCTGATTCATTATTACATATCCTGCATCTGATTCAACTTCTATCTCTCCCACATAACACATACCTTGTGAATTACAAGAAGGAAGTAAAATAATTGTAGAGGACCCTATTTCGTCCACAGTCATTGTGAAGTCAGTTCCTCTGACTCCTATGGTTGCTGTTGGAGTTTTAATTACAACATTCTGCATTGAATTTTTTGCTATCTGTCCTGAAGCATATCTCACAGTGCCCAGTGATGCCTTGAGTGATAGTTTACCTGTTTTGGCATTAGGATCATACACAAATTCATCTATGATTAATTTTGAATGCTGTGTAACATCTACTCTGGTCTCATCGAGAAATTCAATTGCTGTTTTACCATTGCCTGTTTTCACAGTGTCATATGAAAACACATCAAGATCGATTTCTAACTGAGTAGACTCACCAGTCTGCTTTCTGTCTATGATGCCATTGCCCTCGAGCATTATGACATCTCCGATCACATCACCAAAGGCATGTTTGGCGTATGTACCTATGGCGACAGTGCCTATTACTAGTATTAGTAATCTAAGAAAAATGCGGGTCATTGTTAGTCTGTCTGACTAATATCGATGTCTGCGTTATCACCTGATGTAGTTAAAGTGATCATGTTGTCATACACGCCACTTTGTACAATATCAACGTCAGCAATTCCACCTGTGTGAGTGTGTATTAAAGTATGTCCATTTACATCACCATTACCATCGATGTCTACCAACCAGTTGTTAGTGTCACCATCTACAGTGATTCTTAAAATTGCACTGGTACCATCAATAGTTGCCGCTATTACGTTTGAATCATCCGAAGCCGCTGATGTGATAGTAACCTCTGTTCCTGTTGCCGCTGATGTTTGTCCAATGTCAATGTCTAAATCATTGCTCGAACCAACCATTGTGATTGAAGCAGTTACAGTTCCACAAGATGAGTTACCACTAGTTGAGTCACAATTTAGATCAACATCGTTGCTGTCACCAGTCAAACTAATGATACCTTCGTAGGTTGCACCGTTGACTTGATACTTGATCACGTTGCTGTTACCTATTTGATCAATGTCCATGTTGAATGCAGTACCTGTTGATGCTGATGCAGTGGTTGAGTTACCCACAGTGTTGTTTTGACCGTCTTGTGTGATGTCTAAATCAAGTGTGTCACCTGACTGTGTCACATAGATATCGTTAGCCAATGCTCCTGTGGTTAGTCCTAAAATCGCAAAAATGCTTATATAATGTCTTATCTTCATATGTATCACATGTCCTTATGTACTTTGTATTTAAACTTCCACATGCCTAAATTCTCGCCCTGTTTAATCATTTCGTACAATCCGTACTCTATAGCGGCTCTAATAGCATAATTTACAGGCTCATTAGTAGCAACTCCTGATTCTATTTCAAAAGCCTTAGTGCTCATATCTAAAAAGCGGAATACATCAGCACCTGCTTTATGGCTAGCAATAGTCTTTGTGGCTTCTTGTGTTAGTAATATTTCTCCAGTTTGCACAGCGACCAGCCTCATACTCACTGTGACTTGATCAACTCTGTATTCTTCGTGTGCTCCTATGCCAAAATACCTAGCACCTTGTCCGCCTGACTCGACATTTGAATCATATCCTATTATGCCTCCTTCAAGTATCAATCCGGCAAATAGCATAGGTTTGAGTGAATTCACATTGTCATCACCGTCATATAATTCTCTAGTTGATCTAATCAACTGTCTTTCCTTAACAAGATGATCTAACCCACCTCTTTCAACCACTTGGAACATGTTACCTTGTGCTGTTGCCTTGAGTGCTTGGATTACCCAAACATCAGTACCTTGTGAGACTGCTGTGGATAGTTGTGAAAATTTAGTGCTTGGTTTACGTTGGCCTGTGAGATCAGGAAATGAATAAACTGCTATTGTGATCTTTGGTTGTCCATCCAGTTTAGGAATCTGTTCTAACATCATTTTGGTTGGTGTACCTACCACATAAGGAATTTGTCCAGGAACTACACGATCTTGTGGCATAGTAGCACATGAGGCTACCAGTATCGATAAAACTATAACAAAGAATAAATTACGCATTAAAATACAAAGTCTCCGATCGGCACTGTTAAAGTAGACACAGTTCCATCTGTGTCAGTGACAGTCAAAGTGATAGTTGTGCCTGATGCATTTTTGGCCCAGGCAATAGTGGCTCCTTCTACAACTGCTGTTCCCGAGTCAGGACAGTTTGTTGTTTCTGAATCACAATTAGTACCAAACATATTGTCTACCAACTGCTTGGACAAGTTTGCATAAATTCTAGATTCAACATTGGCAACAAACTTGTTGATTGTTTTATTTTTCTCTTCACGTTCAGCGGCAGATAACGCCGACTTGGCATCTGCCTTGATGTCATTTGCTCTTGAATATTGTAATTGTTCTATGGACAATACATGTGATGAATACCCAGATCCTGAAAAGGAAGGATTACCAAATTCAAAGTGCATAGAATCTGCCCATGCTGTAGACACGAATAGGGCGATCAACAATGTATATTTGATGATTTTCATAACTGTATTTACCGCAAAATTACCACAATAAGTATGTGTATATGGACTTTTTACAATTAGTAGGAGATGTTGGATTCCCCATAGCAGGTGCAATAGCATCAGGCTTTTTCATATTCCTTACACTCAAATACATACTGGCCTCTGTGACTGGACAAGTGATGGGTCTAAAAAATATCATCACTGCTCTAGACAATAGGGTGCAGACCATGAACAACGACCTTGTCAAAATAGACACATTATTAAGTTATGTGACTGGCGTAAAACCAAATGTTGATCGACTTGCGGCCAATGAAGGGAAAGAAGATGCCCGCCGTGATTAGTAAAGATTTAAAACACGACATCAAGGTGTTAGAAGATTGTGAACATTTAATGTCTACAGGGCGAGTGCATGATGCAAGAGAAAAAATGAATACTCTGCTTACTCTAAAAAAAATGAGTGTGTTGCGTCCTAAAAAGAAAAAGAAAATTACAAAATGAAAACTGCATGGATTTGTGTAAGATCACCTAGTCTACTTTTGCATTTTCATAATCACACAAAATTTGTGCTGACCAACGATTTAACCCCAAAAGAAATAATCGATTACTGTCATAACAATCACAAGATAATTGATTATTTTATAATGGATCCATTAAGGTCTCCAGTTCGACAAGTGCATCTAAGTTATTTGTTCAACAAGTTACAAGTATTACCAACAGACGATGTTGAGAAGAACATTAAATATCTAGAACTAGTAGGAGTAACCAATGGGTAGTGAATTAGCAGACGCAATTAATCAATACGGCTTTCCGATCATAGCCGCTATGGGTCTTGGTTACTTTGTTTACTATGTGTGGAAATGGGTTACCACAGAAATTAAACCAGTATTGGGTGATGCCAGTACCACACTGATTGCTCTTATCGACCGAATTCGTATGCTGGATAATGATATGATCCGATTGAATACCAAACTACAAATGATACTTGATCAAAAAGAAAAAGAAAATTCCAAAAAGAAGTAGACAGATTTAATTTTTACTGTACAATATAGTCATGCATCTAATGATTGACTTGGAAACACTAGCAACTACGCCAGAGGCGGCTGTGCTTACTATTGGGGCCTGCAAGTTTGATCCACACGGTGACACTATTGCCGATACATTTTATGAACGCATTGATTTAGATTCACAGGACAGAGATATAAATCCCAGCACTATCGAATGGTGGAGCAAACAGGACAAAGCAATTCAAGAAGATGCATTTGGTGAAGAAGGTAGGATACAGATGGCTGATGCTATGAAGAAACTGTACACATTTGGTTTTGGCACCACAGCGGTATGGAGTCATGGTGCTATCTTTGACATTGTTATAATAGAAAATATATGTAGAAAGTTACAACAGGCTGTAACTTGGAAGTTCTGGGAAGTGCGTGATACCAGAACATTGTTTGATGTTGCTGACCTTACTGTAAATATTGAAGGTAAGCACAATGCTCTTGCTGATGCAGTGGCTCAGGCTGATGTTGTGCAAAAAGCATACAAAAAACTATTATGACATTTGACTTTCCTGTAGAAAAAATAGAACTAAAAATAAAAACAAGTGGTCCGTGTAAAGTTGTGTGCAAGTTCAATGACGAAGTGTACGATGTGAGTGCTCCGATTAAAATTGTAGGTAATAAAATTCGCACTCATAATATCATGCAGATCGACTTTGCAAAAAATCCAATTGATGATTCATTTGCAGTAATAGAATATTTTAGAATTAATGACGGTGATTATTTTGATTGGATTAAGACTCATGATCATGTGATAGACAAAGATGCACATCCTAATACAGAAGTTGACACTGTTGCAAATAATTGCTATTTTGGTTATCAAGGTTCAACTGTAATCACAATAAACGATTGCCAAGACAAACTTAAGATTGCGGCATGGACTATTGCAAAGAATAATTTTGAATATGTTAAATGGCCGTTGGCTGGTGAAACATTTAGAGATAAAAACTTTGATAATATCTATTGTGATGCAAGATTTATGTTTGTAGGAGTTGGTAATTGCAAATTAGACAAAATTAAAGATGCATATCAAAATTACACATTACAACAATTAATGTATCCAATCAATTTGTCAGACAGCAGAAAACATTTAGAAGACTGGATCAACAGTAGTAAAAGAATAAGTGTACATAATTTTGATCTGTTCAAACACTTTACACTGTCTACAGGAGTTATTGAGTCTTTACAATCTTTCATAAACAGAGCAGACCGTCTGTTTCTGTGTAAGAAAAATTATGAAGGCAACGGCGAAATACTGGAAGGTATGGATACCAAAGTATATGATTTGTTGAGTGATGAACTATTACCAAATAGTTCTATAATACTTGAGATCCCATGTCCATGGTATGACACTAATCAATTGTTAGATATTATAAAGAAAGCCAAAGATTTACAATGTAAAATTGCTGTAGATGCCACATGGTTGTCCGTCAGCAATGAAAACATTGATCTGAATCTTTTGGATGTAGATGAAATATACTTTAGTATGAATAAAGGATGGCCTGTATGGAACTTGCGTCCAGCTTTTAGATGGACTAAGGAATATATTCATGATGCCCAAACTTTTAACACTGAGATTTGCTCGTATCCTAAAATTCCTTTTCAAGTGTTTTTTATGTTAAGCAAACAATTTAACTTTGATTACACATATGATTATTATATTGAAGATGCTGATGAACTTTGCGAAACTTTCTCTTTAGATAAAACAAGTGTACTTTGGTTTACAAGAAGAAAAGACAACTTACCAACAACCAAACACATAGGCAAACACTATGAATTAGAAGAATTTGTTTCGTTGGTAAATTTATTAGAATACAAGGGCAAATATTTTTGGTAGATAAATATTTTTGTAGCGCCACACCGTGACGCCGGAGATAAAAAAGGACGCCTGAGCCGTTGCTCTTTACCTAACAAGAACGCCCTTCCGTACGCAACTTCCTTGCTAACACTTTAAAAATAGAGTATAATAAAGTATGGAAAGAATTGCGATTGTTATTGCACCTAGGATACAAGATGATTTTGGTTATACACCTGCAGGTGCCTCATTAGTTAAAGCATCCATAGTCAAAGAAGGATATCAATGCAAAATTTTTGACTTTAATGCAGAACTTGAAAAAGCATTTGAACACAAACGAGAACAGTTAGTGCCTATTGACAACTGGTTTCTTAATCATAATTTTTACTCTGAAAAAATATACAATCAGATTTACAACTTGGCAGACGAATGGGCCGAACAAGTCATCAAATACAATCCACACACAGTGGGCATATCTGTATTTTCATATAATTCACAACGAGCAACTCTATTACTTGCAACCATGATCAAGTCTAAAAATCCTGCTATCAAAATTTTTATGGGCGGAGCAGGCTTGAACACAGATAATGCATTTGGACCTTTCTGTTTAGATAGAAAAATAATGGATGCATGGATCAGAGGTGAAGGTGAACTGTCAGTGCCGGCTTATCTAAAAGGTAACTTGGATCATCCTGGTATAAATGGTAAGTCACCACAACAGATAGATAACATCGACGAATTACCTTTTCCGGATTATTCTGATTATGAACTAGCATCATACACAAACAAAAAAGGATTGGTAGCTCTACCAATCACTGGGTCTAGAGGTTGTGTACGATCTTGTACTTTCTGTGATATAGCAAGTATGTGGCCCAAATACAAATTTAGATCTGGACACAGCATAGCAACCGAAATCAAAACTCAAGTAGCAAGGTATGGAGCAAAAGCATTTCGATTTACAGATAGTCTTATCAACGGATCAATGAAAGCATTCAGAAACATGACTCACGAACTTGCAGAATTTAGATTGGCAATGCCACAACAAGATAGATTTATTTGGGACTCGCACTTTATTGTTAGAAGTAGGAAACAAATGCCTCCTGAAGATTTCAAAAAGATGGCAGACAGTGGTGCAAGTACTTTGTTAATCGGTGTGGAATCAGGAAGTCCTAGTGTAAGAGAACACATGAAAAAAGGCTATACAGACGAAGATTTACATTACAGCCTTGGTGAAATATTTAAAAACAACATCAAAGTACGTTTTTTAATGATCATAGGATACCCGACCGAGACACGCGAAGATTTTGATCAAACCCTAAAGTTTTTTGAACGCTATGCAGAATATGGCCGAAATGGATTAGTTGAAGAAATCAATCTAGGACTTACTTTGAATTTGCTTCCACAAACGCCACTCTATGACAACGCAGAAGAGTACGGTTTGAATACAACAAAGGATCACATCAACGATTGGGTATGCACACAAAATCCAAGTTTAGATTTCAAAGAGAGATTAGAACGCAGAATTGAAGCACAACATTATGTTGAACAACTTGGTTACAAAGTGTTTGAGTCTAAAAACTATGTTAGAGCTCTGTCTATTGCATGGAATGAAGTTAAAAATTTACAGATAGAGAAAGCAAGAAAAGTAGATGCCTCCAAAATTAAGTTTGACAGAGAAAAAGGCATATTAGAAGAACAACAGGACTTCGATCCATTGAGAACATATTGATGAAAATTACAATCAAATTACAACCAACATTTTCTATCAAGTGGCCTAACATTAGAATTGTTATCAATAATAATATTTTACATGATGGACCTTGTGAAGTAAAAAATAATGATCTGTTTGTATTCAATACAACTATAAATCCGCATGACAAGAACAACTTGCACATAGAACACTATGGCAAACAAGGATATGAGACAATAGTTGACGAAGATGGTGTAGTAGTATCTGATAGAGCAGTGATACTAAAATCTATTAGTTTGGATGATTTTGAGATACCAGAACTTATATTGTATGATAAACCTTTTGTGGTACAATGGAGCAAAGAACAGTTAGAGGAGAATCCAGATAGACCGGCCACAATCACAAACAATTTATATTTTGGATACAATGGATCATATTGTTATACATTCGGGAACGACAGTGCCAAAGAATATTATCTGTGTTTGTTAGAAAAGGAAAGAATTGCTAATATTCATAACAAAAAAGAAATGATAGGGCCGGATGGAAATACCATAGAAGTTTTTGAATTTAGTGGTAATCTTGTTGACAGTAACAAGCCAAATGATTATACTATTGGTCAATTGTTCGAGTTAGTAAAAAATGCAAATTAAATTACACATAGATTGTCAGTTTAATAAAACACCACCGGTGTGCATATTTTCGTCTATGCACAGTGAAGTCACAAAAACATTACAGCATTCTAATATCATAAGTTTAAACTTTGACTTGCAACCCCATGATAATCTACAGATTAATTTTACTAATAAAGATGACATTGATGACAATGTTATTATGATTAAAAAAGTTTTTGTTGATGACATAAATCTACAGCATTTTATATACAATGGTGTGTTCGTTCCAATATATAACAAAGACTGGTACGACGAGCAAAATCCAAAGCCACCTTTATCATACTCGCCTTGTACAGAATTAAGACATCAAGGTATTTGGAAGATACAAATTGATTTGCCTATTTGGAACATGATCATGAAAGAATGGTTAAATGACACAAAATAAAATACCAAAACTACTTGCTGATTCTATGTCACAAAATTCATATGACATCGATGTAATCACAAAGCATCTTAAACTGCCTTGGTTAAAATTAGATATAAAATTTGATACACCTTCTGATCAGGATATTGAAGAAACATTATCACACACTGATTGGCGAGAGAAATGGAAATCGAATTCAGATAACAATGCATATCAGGTCAAAGGTTGGAACGGAAATATATTTTTTGGTCCTACTAATTTTGAAAACTTTTTGGATTTAAGTTCTGCTAACGGCAAAGAACATACACATGATGAAGACAGTAAATGTAGACATTACAGGAACACATTAGACTATGATTGGTACGTGAACGATAACTCATATGTCAAACAACAAGTCAAAAAAATTATACCGGAGGATGCTGATATCAATCTTGTCAATTCATACAGTTTGCCACCAGGTGGATATGTATTCCCACATAGAGATTATGCTATAGATAACATGGGGTTAGCAAAAATTTATGTGGCACTGAAATGGTCAACAGATAATATTTTTGGAATGTATGGTTGCGGAAACATTCCGATCAAAGAGGGCGATGTGTTTTTGATTAACAATTACACATTACCACACTGGGTATACAATGGCAGTACCGAAGACAGAATTGTTATAGATATTAGTGCTAATCTTCATTGTGAAAGCATAAAAACAAAGATAATAGAAGCTTTCAAAGCCACTTTCTAGCATATAGACACCTGCAGAGCATATAATACAATACGATTAACATTTAACAAAGGATATATTTTATGTCTACAACAGATGAATTAAGAACACAGATGGAAAACTACCTTGCAGAAAATGAAAAATTTACTGAGAAAGGTGTTAAGGCATCTGCCACTAGAGCAAGAAAAGCTCTACAAGAAATGGGAAAATTAGTCAAAGCACGAAGAAAAGAAATTATAGACGAGAAAGCGGCATTGACAAATTCATAAACTTTGCTATACTGATAGCATGAGTTTAGTACCAGTAGTAATAGAGCAAACGGCCAAAGGCGAGAGAAGTTACGATATATTCTCACGTTTGCTCAAAGAACGTATAATATTTTTGACAGGCCCAATTACTGAACCAGTGTCAGCGATTGTGTCTGCTCAATTATTATTTTTAGAATCACAAGCACCAGACAAAGATATTATGATCTATATTAATTCACCAGGTGGATTGGTTACTGCTGGTCTGGCCATGTATGACACAATGCAATTTGTCAAATGCGATATTGCAACACTTGTTATTGGACAAGCCTGTTCCGCAGGATCGTTACTTGCAATGGCCGGAACCAAGGGCAAAAGATATGCCTTGCGTAATTCACGCATAATGATACATCAACCTTCGGGAGGATATTCAGGACAAGCAACTGATATTCTTATCCATGCAGAAGAAATTACAAAAATAAAAGCACGTCTTAATCAGATGTATTCTGAACACACAGGAAAACCTATTGAAGTAATAAACGATGCAATGGAACGTGATAAATTTATGTCACCTGAAGAAGCATTAGACTTTGGTCTAGTGGATAAAATTATCACTCACAGATCAGACGTTGAATAATAAGTATTTTTATGCACAACGAAGATCATATCTTAGTGTACTTCGATGACCATTTCCAAGGTTATGAGTTTTTTTATAAAGATCCAAAAAGAACAAACAAGGCCATAGTATCAAAATTAACATACGACAATGAAGACATGTGCGAAGACTCAGCATATCTTTGTTTGTTCTCCAACGAAGAAGAAGTTGTGAACACTGGCTTTAGAAAACACAAACACTGTGAAGTGGTAACAATACACTAACCACAATATATTGTAATTTACTATTACATTAGATTACAAAACATCGCTGAAAACTTATCAGAGTATTAAAGTGCAGGGCAACATGGTACTATATATTTGTGGTATGTCATCATTTCGGTGTTGCTCTTTAGCAACAATGATTCTATAATAGGCATACAATAACAAAAAGGAGAACTAATTATGAGTTCTATCAAAACGATCGCTTCGGCTACGGCTGGAGTACTTGCACTTACGACATTAGTGTCAGCAGAAACGACTGTGACACTTCCTGACGTAGATGCATCAATCTACGGTAAGTTGAATTATGCGGCTTACTATAACGAAGACACTTCAGGCAACGCAACTTGGACTTCTGGCAACAATGCATCAAGAGTAGGACTATCTATCTCTGAAGGTGACATTGGTGCGTTCGGAAAAATCGAAGTTGGAGTAGACATGGACGATGCTGGTTCAGATACATTTTCATCTAGACTTGCATATTTCGGATTCAACTCTGCTGTTGGCACAGTTTCAATTGGAAGACAAAATTCTGTTTTCACAGGCGTAACTGGAGCAACTGATGTGTTTGAAATGTATGGATCAAATGCAGACAACAACCAAGGTAGTAGATTATCTAACACTGCGGTTTGGACAAATGCAATAGGTCCTGCTAGTGTTTCTACACTAGTTCAAATGGACGGCACAGCAAATACCAAAGACATCGACATTTATGAAGTTGCAGTTGGTATGGGTCCAATCACTGCTGGTTATTCTAAGAATAACAACACAGAAGTTGATTACATGGCCATTGCTGGCACAATCGACTTAGGTAGTGCATCTGTAACAGGAATGTACAATATCAAAGACGATAATGGTACAGAAACTAAAGGCTATGAAGTAGTAGCAACTATGGGCAATATCACTGCTGGTTACGGTGAAGTTGTTGATGGTGACACTTATTTCACTGCTGGAATTTCGCAACCAGTAACTGGTGCCCTTTCAGTTTATGCTGAATACCAGTTAGAACAAAATGCCACTGCTAACGAGAAGGATCAAAACTCGTATGCAATTGGTACTAAAATCGTATTCTAATAGATCGGTTTTTCAAAGTCATGTCTTAGGGTGCTTATGTGCCCTAAGGCTTTAAATTATCATTCATAAACAAACACTTAGCAAGGTTGACATCATGGTATTATGTAGTATAATAGTAGTATGAGAACACAACCACAACACATTATACAAAAACTACAGGCAGACAATTCACGTTTAGCCAAAGAGGCAATTATTTTAGAAGCCATGCAAGAAGGACTAGACGAGTTCTTCGAAGGATGCAAAATGGCTCTTGATCCTTTACACACATTTGGGGTCAAACAAGTACCAGAAAGAGGAGATGCTCCTGGACAAGGTTGTTCATGGCAAGTGTTTAAAGAACTTGCTGACAAACTTGCATCACGCGAATTAACCGGACATGCGGCCAGAGATGCTATCAAACTAATAATGGATCTTGCAACACAAGAGCAATGGAATGATTATTATAGACGTATTCTTATAAAAGATTTGCGTTGCGGTGTATCCGAAAAAACTGTTAATAGTGTTGCAAAGAAAAATAAATTTTTACAATATAAGATTCCTGTGTTCAGTTGTATGTTAGCACACGATTCTGCCAATCATGAAAAGAAAGTTGTAGGTAAAAAATTATTGGACTATAAACTTGACGGTGTAAGAGTCCTTGCAATTTACAACAAGGACAATCACACAGTAACAATGTATTCGAGAAACGGTAAACAGTTTATAAACTTCGGACATATCGAAAAAGAAATAATAGATCATTTGGCATCTAAATTCACAGAGTCAATGGTGCTGGATGGAGAAATGGTAAGCAGTTCATTCCAAGCATTAATGAAACAGGTACATAGGAAAGATAATGTAGAAGCAACAGACGCCAAGTATGCTCTGTTTGATTTACTTCCACTGACTGAATTTCAAGCAGGAGCATCAGAGAAACTACTGCAAGAAAGACATCAAGACTTGTTTACTCTTACAATGGACTTACCTGATGATAGCAATATTGTAATGGTAGACAAACAGCCAGTTGACCTTGATACAGAAATGGGTCAAACAATATTCAAAAAGTTTAACAAAGAAGCCATAGACAAAGGATTTGAAGGTATTATGATTAAAGATGTCGATGCACCTTATGAATGTAAGCGAAGTCATTACATGCTGAAAGCAAAACCTTTCATAGAAGTTTCATTAGAGATCAAAGACACAGAAGAAGGTACAGGCAGGAATGAAGGTAAACTTGGTGCACTAATTTGCGAAGGAGAAGATGATGGCAAGTTTATAAGGGTGAATGTAGGATCAGGCCTTACTGATGATAACAGAGATACATTTTGGGCAGATCGCAACAGTTTGATAGGACAAATTGTAGAGATAAGAGCAGATGCAATTACGCAAAATCAAGACAGTAATAATGAATGGAGTCTACGTTTTCCAAGATTTTTGAGGTTCAGAGGCTTCGAAGTAGGTGAAAAAGTTTGACACTTAATATATTTGTAATATAATGTGCATATGGGTAAGGTAATACAATTCAAAAGTAAAGAACAAAAACAACTGGAAATGTTGTTTGAGCAAGATCAAATTCCGCAAGATGAATTGACAATCACTGATAGGCAAACAATAGATGCCACAGAACTGTTGATTGAATATGCATTTGAAAGCGGTGGCAACATATCACGAGTTGTACAGTCTAAAGAATTAGGAGAAGTGATTAAGTCACTTCATATTATGTTTGGTTTACTGAATGGTGTACAGAGTTATGAACTTGATGAAGAAAGAAAGTTAGACATGAGTTATTTGTATAATGACAATGGTCTACTGCACACAGAATACAACCCCGAGGACGATCAAGAATGACAATGCATTTGGTAAAGCCTTATCTGTCTACTACAAGATACAATATTAAAAAGCCTAAACTCAAGAAGAAAGATATCGAAGCAAGAAAAGAACATGAAAAGTTTTTGAAGGAAATGGGTGTTGGTCGAAAGCATTCATGGAGATTTACTAAACCTGTAGCAGAGCAGTCTAGACCTGCTGTCAGAGTAGAAGATTATAAATTGAGCAACAAGATAGGCGGCGGATTTAAAAGATCCTATCAAGAACAACAGGATAGATATGAAGTATCTTCACAGTATTCTATCGGACCTGCCTATAATAAAGGTGGGTATCAAGTGTTGAGCAAAGAAGATCAAAAAGATCCTGCCACAGGAAAAAGAAGATAATGTTTATTTTTGAGCCTGGTGACAGAGTGATTAATCCTAAAGCAGAAGATTGGGGTATTGGTCAAGTGCAATCTATAATAAAAAATAAAGTCACTGTCAATTTTGAAAATGCTGGAAAAGTAGTAATAGACGGTGAACATACAAAACTGGAATTATATGTTTAAACAGATGTGGATATATTGGTTACTGATGTTATTAGTTTTATTCTTGACCATCAATGCCAACAGAAATGTGCTGGCTGACATTATCATAGAACCTGTACACGATGATCCACAAGACAGTTGGATAGATCCTAACGAAGAAACTCCGTTCAAAGTCACATTCATTAACAAAGACGGGTTGATATGTAAAAACACGATCTATCAAATTGATGTAAATTCTTTGAGCAAACCTGCTCGAAAATGTCAATTACCAGATGGTAGTTGGGCAACTTTCCTTATAAAACAATAACTTACTAAGGTTGACGTTGTGTCGATCTGTAGTATAATAATAGTATGAAAACAACAATAGCAATACTCCTTATGTTTGTGCTTAGTGCTTGTTCATCAACAGGCAACATAAACAAAGGTGTTAAAGTAAACGATGTTTTATTGCGTGGTGGCAGTGAAGTACCTAATTGGTTCTTTGACTATCCCAAAGACACAGACGAATTAGTCTATGCGGTAGCCACTGGTCAGTCAGACGACATGCAATTTGCCATCGACAAAGCGATGCATGATGCTAAGATCACAGTCGCTGACAAACTACAGAACTATGTAAACGGTGACTTCAAGAGAATTATTACCGATTCAGGTTCCGTAACAAACGGCAACACAAGTCAAAAAACAACAAAGATAACACAGTCGATTATCGATGAACTGCCAATGGGTGGTTATGTAGTCGAGAACAAGATTGTACTCAATGAGAGTAATGGTTATCGAGCATTTGTGTTGATAACCTTTGATGTATCAGACTGGGTCGCTCCTGTAAAAGTGACACAGGTAGACACTGGTGCATTAGATCAAGAGTTTGCTGGTAGTGAAGTTATCCAGTAAAATAACCACCACGTTAGTCATGACGCTATGGTCTTTATCCGCTTGGGCAGGTACAGGCTATGGCGTTCATGATTTTGGTAAAAACATTACAGAGAATCAATCTTGTGAAAATGCTAAATTGAAAGCAACCAAAGATTTGATAGAAAAAGAATTAGGCACCTACATTAGTGTTAATGATCTAATGAGTTGTGTGAATGACAACTGTGAACTTAATTCTTTCAAATGGATATTTCATCCAGCACTGGTAACCAATCTCAAATTCAACACAGTGATCACAGACTTTGATGGAACAAGGATGTGTGAAGCATTTGTTGATGGAGATGTGAAAGACCTAGAAGAGCATTATGCGGTTGATCACGATTTTAGTATTTTGATGTCACAACATGGAATCTATCATGATAATGACTACATGGAGATCAGTGTGTATGGCAGAAGCAAACAGTTCTACAAAATCTTTTTGGTAAACAAAGATGCCAAAATGATTTATCCAAATGCATTTCAAGATGAAGGCAATGATCCGCACATAGTCATCCCCAATTCTACATACACCTTAAGAGTAAAAAAAGAAGTCAATCCCAACAGTTTGATTGTGGTTGTGAGCAGTCAGGAACCGTTTGGTATGGGACAAGCATACAATTTCGATGACTTTACAGAAACATTAATGTATCTCAAGAGTAAAGGTTATCGTTTACGAATGTATGATTTTGTAGTAAAATAAAATATGATGTCATTAGAACAATATCTAAAAAAGATTCCTGAATTCAAAGGAGCCAATTGGCTTATTCGAGTTCCTTTAGGAATAGTTTTTATTTTACAAGGCCTTGGTAAACTTCCTCCAGAGACAGCAGATGCAGAAGCATTTGGACTTCCAATGTCGGTGTGGTTTTTTGTAGCATGGGGCGAACTGTTTGCAGGTATAGGCTTATTGGTCGGCGGCATGACTATTGCTCTAAAGCCTGGCGTTGGCGATGCTATTACAAGATTTTCTGGAGTTGTAATGTGCGGAATAATGACAGGAGTAATTTTAATCTTAGAACCTCCTAGTATTGCATATGTTTTATTATATGAAAATTTCCATGTAATGTTATATTGCGGTGGACTATTTTTTGCTCTAAGAGGCAACAGAGTCAAGTGAAAGAGTACAAACTCACAATCAAAGTAGGAGATAAAATAGAAGTTGGAAGATTCAGAAATGTTTCTACTACTATTAAAGGAATAGAACTTGACGAGCATAATCAACCTGTTATAATAACAAGTAAGGGTAGTAAAAAATTATTGACCTGCAGAATAAACAAATTGGCAAAAACAGGCAAACAGATATTGCAAGAAGCCAAAAAGAAAAAGAAAGCAAAAAAATAATGCCACATCTCAGTACAAAAACATATGGACACAACATAGGACTTGCTTGTGTGTTCAGACAACCAAACGCAGATCATTCACATTGTCATCTACTGCATGGTTACAGTTTACAATTTAAATTTACATTTGGTTGCAATGAACTTGACAACAAGAACTGGGCAGTAGACTTCGGAGGACTGAAGCCATTGAAAAAATGGTTAGAAGATCACTTTGATCACAAGACTGCATTAGACATCAATGATCCACACATGGATAAGTTTAGAGAACTAGAACAATTGGATCTTGTGGATATTGTAACGTTCGATGGTGTTGGTGCAGAAAAATTTGCCGAACATGCCTTCAACTTTGCAGATGGATTAATAAGAAAAGAGACAAACAATCGATGTTATGTGGTATCAGTCGAATGTGCTGAACATGGAGCAAACTCCGCCATATATACTCGTGAATGAAGATAATTTATAGAAATCCACTAAATCTTACAGACACAATAGAAGTATCCTTTGCTGTCTATAGAAATCAGTTTTTCGAAAGATGGAAAACTGAACTTATCAAACTGATCAAAGAAGATTACCACTTAGAAAAAAATTACTGCTTTATGGGGTTTGCTGATTCGCCTCGCAACATTGATTATTTGTGTGAACAAATAAATGAGTCTATAGGGGTGATTAATCGCTTTAATAGGTCTCATACTTGGGGTAATGCAGGACTTGAACCATATGCCATACAAGATCATTTTGACTGTGATACTGTGATGTATTCTGCAGATTTACCCACAGGATCCTGTCCAGATGGTAATGAATCAAACAAACCTGGCCTGCGTATTAAACATGACGCAATGAATAGATTACATAGATATTTTGAAGATCTGCAAGGAGAAGCATGGAACCTAAGTCCTTACTATAAGACAGCAGATCACGAAACCAAATATGCAATTAGGCAGTTGAACGATCTTTGCCACGAACTTGAAAATTACATTCTCAGTCACAGGAAAAAAATTGTAGATCCGGAATGGCAACGGCCTAGTCAGATCAACACTTGGTTACAGGCACCTCGAGTAGATCTTCATGAAGAAGATTATAAATTATTTCAACAAAATAAATTTGATAGACAGTGCGGAGGACTATATCTTCATTGGTCACAAGTAGGAAAGACACATATAGAGGTATTCAGAGATGAGGACGGTAAAGATATAGATCAGGCAACCTGTTCGACAATCAATGCTTTGCGTTATTACTCAGGATGTTTCGATATCGAATGGGGCAAAGATGTGCAAGAAAGCGATGCGTATGCAACTTGGCACATGGAAGAACAAAAAGAATTTCATGCATGGTTGAGACGAAATGGCTTTGATCCGGATGATCCGAAATTGTCTCTAGGCTTTATAAAACTGGCACAATGTAATCTTAAAAGATCTTTTGGGTCTGACGATCCACAGGTGGTGTGGAGCATTCTATCAAACTATCAAGATGTTTATCAAATAGAAATAGATGGTGTTGTAGGCACATTTGATTATACATGGAGTCAACCTGGTTACAAGCAGATGCAAATCAACAAGATGATACCAGGCTACATACACTCATCAAAAGCATAGATAAATAACCATAGTAACGCCATTTAGATGACGTCGGCAAAACAACTGACCTTCAAGTACGATTACAAGGAAACAAAGTGGGCCAGGCCGTGTGCAAGTTCCTTGCTAACTCTAACAAAAATGTTTATAATAAGATATGGAAGAACTGTTTGCAGTTTCAACTGGTATCATAGCAGGAATCATCACAGGCGTTGTGCCGGGAGCCGGAGTAACTGTGGCCATGGTAATTGCCACTCCTTTGTTGTTTGATTTCAATGTTCTACAACTATTATTATTTTACATGGCATTGGCCAGCATGGTGCAATTTACAGGCACTATTCCTGCTGTCCTATTAGGTGTACCCGGCGAAACAAACAGTTTACCGGCTGTCATAGAAGGTACTAAATTTACCAAACACGGATATTCACAACTTGCAGTAGGTGTGTCAGCATTAGGAAGTGTTTTAGGTAGCATTGTGTCAGTGTGTCTGACCTTTGCCTTGATATCGTTGTTGATATCTCATGTGTCTATATTTTTTGGAAACAACACAAAATTCTATCTTTATGTGTTTGTGATTATTTTTTGTGTAATTGTGTATAACAAAAACAATATTCTACTGAATGTTTTCTTGTGTGTGTTAGGATTTGCATTAAGTCTTCCAGGCGAAAGTGATATCAGTCCAGATATCAGATATACATTTGGCGTGACTGATCTTGAATACGGAGTTCCTTTGATCAGTGTATTAATTGGATTCCTGGTTGTGCCAACTCTATATAATCTTTATAGCAATACGCACACAACATCTTTGTTTCCGAATAGGCCAGTAAAGTTTTCAAAGGTAGTCGCTTTGTTTGTCAAACATATTCCCAGTTCAATTAGGGGCAGTGTGATTGGATACCTATGTGGGTTTGTACCAGGAGTCAGCACAGTGTTATCCACCAATGTAAGTTATTCTGTAGAAAAAAAATTGCATCCATACAATCCAGGCAAACAATTAGTGGCAAGTGAAACAGCAAACAACTCAGGACAATTTGCAAGTATGCTACCACTGTTGCTTATTGGTATTCCAATCACAGGATCAGAAGTTGTGCTGTACAGTCTACTCATTGACGCAGGTTGGTCTCCTTTTCAATTTAACAATACAGAACAGAATGCTGACTTAATTTTCCAACAATTAGTCCCATGGTTTGTGTTTGTGAATGTTTGTGGACTTTGTGTTGCTTGGCCTTTTGCAAAAAAGATTGTACAATTACTGACGGTCAAAAAAAATTATGTAATCTTCTTGTTGTTGTTAGGAATGATTTTACTCAATACCTATATGGGTATACAGGATTACAGATTAGGTTTATACACTTGTTGTTTGTTTGTGTTCGGGTGTGTAGGACTATTATTAAGAAAACATGAACCAGTGCCTTTACTATTCTTATTCATACTAGGTAATGATATAGAAGGTGTGTTTATAAGACAAATGTTAATTTAGGAGAACAAATATGAAAGTAATAATATTAATTTTGAGTTTATTGTTTGTGAATACATCATTCGCAGACCACATAGACTCTATCACTATAATCAATAATGGCAAACCAGGAGGATCGTTTAATGCACGGACTCAGTTGTACAAACAAGGATTGGAAGACAAAGGATATCATGTTGATTATTTGGATGTTGGAAAAATTTCTCAGGCAGTCAAAATGTTTAAAGAATCCGACGATCCAACCATAATGGTTTATGCTAACAATCAAGTTTTCAAACAAGATCTGTTTCACACAGATCAAAATTTTGTTTTGTTAGAATATCAACAACCTTTGTATATTTGTAGTGCAAACAAAACCTTTAGTGACCCAGTCACTGTTGCTCATGGCAAGGGATATGATCCTGATTTAATCAGATCTATATTAGGTGAAGACATTGTACTGGTGCCTTACAAAAATAGTGGAGCCATGTTGAAAGGAATATTGGGAGGTGATGTTGACATGATGATTAACAATCAAGGCAAAAGTTTAACCTATATGGAATCAGGAGAAGGCAAATGCGAAGCATCAGACAAACTGCCTACCATGCAAGCCACAGTGATAGCAAGGAACGTAGACATACAAGAAATCAGAGAACTGTTGTTGCATATTACTCTAACTAATGATTTTATTGATTATCATGTGTCAAGAAAACTACAAAGACCTTACACAACATTCGACAATCGTGAAACTGAATTAGATTATGTGAAAGAACTTGAAAGTCAATGGAAGTACTAACTCTCAAAGATAACACAATTGGCGATTATCATCGCAACCTTATGAGTTATTACGAACAGGTTAAGACTGAACAAGACAAGATGCATAATGGTGTACGACTGGTAGGAAATTTTGATGTACCTGATTTTGATCTGGATACTCTTAATGTGCAGGACAGGACCATACTACGAGACAGAGATTGGGGCAGTAAGGCAGACTGGCGTGATTACATGATGGGTCATGGATACAACAAAAGCAATACCAAGTTAGAGATGGTAGAAATGCAAGATTTGCCTACAGCACTACTTGATGTGTGCAATTCTTTTGACATGCAGTTGCCTAACTTCACTATGAATATACAGTCTCCTGGATCTGTTGTGCCTGCACACGAAGACACTTGGTATAAATGGTGTGATAGATATCCAAAAGAAATGGAACAGTACACATTTTACGATACAAAGTTTTACATTTGGTTTTTATCTGATCGTGATGTTGGTCATACTTTTCAGTGTGGACACACAGACATTAATTGGCAAAGGGGTGATTTGATAGAAATGCCCTTCTACGCCAGACATGCCACTTCAAATGCAGGATATACAGACAAACTGTTGATACAGTGTCTAGGAATACAACAACATTGACACAATTATTAAATGTGTTACAATAAGACATGAGCAAACGTATTGGATTCTGTTGTCAATGGTTTCACCATGATAGGACATTAAAGAAGAAACAATTAGAAGAATTTGAAAGACCTTTCAATACTAGGGCAACCACTGTCCGTTGGCTCAACGAACACAAAGAAGAAGCAGAAGACAAACTGCAATTTGTATTCCATCATAACATTCAAGCAATTAAAAATTTAATCAGCAAGGTTGGTAATCTGCCAGCAGAACGTAGAATGTGCAGAATATCATCTCCTATACTACCTGTGGCAACAGAGAACACTTGGAAATATTATTGGAGTAAACCAGATGTAATAGAATATTGTGAAAAACATTTTGCTGAGTGTGGCGATCTTGCAAGAGAGAAAGATGTAAAGATATCTTTTCATCCAGGTCAATTCACTGTGTTAGCATCAGTGACACCTGACATTGTAGAACGCAGTATAGAAGAATTTGAATATCATGCTTCAATGGCTCGCATGATGGGGTTTGGCAAACAATTTCAAGATGGTTGCAAAATTAATGTGCATATATCAGGAAGACAAGGCCCAGAAGGAATTCGTAAGGCTTTGCCTAAACTTTCACCCGAAGCACGGAATCTTATTACCATTGAGAATGACGAAATGGGTTGGGGTCTTGATGCTTCATTAGAACTTGAAAAAGATCTTGCCCTTGTAATGGACATTCATCATCATTGGATCAGGGACGAAGAATACATAGATCCAAATGATGATAGAGTAAAACGTGTGAGAGATTCGTGGCGTGGTGTAAGACCTACCATGCATTACTCTTATTCACGTGACGAGCACCTAGCAGTTGCCGAACTAGGTGATCGAACACACACTGAGATGCACAACATCCAGGATTTATTGGCACGCGGTTGTAAAAAACAGAAACTCAGAGCACATTCTGACTATTTGCCCAATGCAAAAGTTAATGACTGGGCACTAAGTTTCCTAGACGAGTTCGATATACAAGTAGAAGCAAAGGCTAAAAACCTTGCTTCCGAACAGTTATACAACCAGTATTTGGCGTTATAAGTACATTTTTGTAAATAAACAAGGAGAATGATTATGTCTATTTGGACTTGGCTATTAGGCGACAAAGCAGAAGCAACTAAACCTGCAAAGAAAAAAGCAGTAAAAGTTACTGCTAAAAAGAAAAAGAAAAAAGTCGCTAAGAAAAAGAAAAAAGCCACAAAGAAAAAGAAAAAGTAAATTATGAAGATAGACCATGTGCTGTTTAAAGAATGCCCAAGAACAAAAGCCAAGGTCTGTGAATGTGATAGTGTTACCAGTTTATCAGAAGCAAATGAAACTGTCAATGCAACATCTGAACTGATACACTCAGACACTGTCAAAGGCACAATTAAATTTACACAAGAACCAGGAGGTCCGACTGTGATCACTGGAGAAATAACAGGTGTCGAACCTGGCGAACATGGGTTCCACATACATGAATTCGGAGACTTGTCCGGAGGATGTGACACTGCTGGTGCACATTACGATCCGGACAATGTTGATCACGGAGATCTAGAAGAAGGTCATGTTGGTGATTTAGGTAATGTCACTGCCAATGAAGACGGAGTGATAACATTGGACATATCTGCTCCAAGAGTTGACCTAAGTGGAGACCGAAGTGTGGTTGGTAGATCCATAATAATACATTCAGATAAAGACGATCTAGGTCTTGGTGGTGATGCTGAATCAATCAAAACTGGTAATGCAGGCGAAAGACTTGCTTGTGGAGTGATTGTTCTTTCTTAATTTTTATGCTATAATACGGCATGATAGATAGAGAACATTACGAAAAAGAATATCCTAAATTAACTGAACAACTTCACAAAGTATACGATCCAGAAATTCCTGTTGACGTGTTTGAACTTGGATTAATTTATGATGTACAAATTAATAAAGACAAGTCAGCTGATGTTGTTATGACACTGACTAGTCCTAATTGCCCAGTTGCAGGAGAACTGCCATCATGGGTACAAGAAGCAGTTGCCAATGCAGGATACTCTCCTGTAAGAATGCAACTTACATTTGATCCACCATGGGACATGTCATTCATGAGCGATGATGCTAGATTACTAATGGGCATGTAAATACACATATGATTACAATCACAGACAAGGGAATAGCACACCTTAAATCATTAGCACAAGAAAATAATTCTTCCTATGTGAGATTATCTCTAAATGGCGGCGGATGTGCAGGACTTACATATGACTGGAGCTTCGAAAATGAAGATGGTTATACAAAATCAGATGCTTTACTAGAAGATGTACTGCTTGTTGATCGTATGTTTGAAATGTATATTTTAGGCATGACTTTGGATTGGGTGGTGACGCCATTCAAAGCAGAATTTAAATTTGACAATCCTCAATCAAAAATGACTTGTGGTTGCGGTGAATCATTCTCTGTGAACATGAATGCTTGATCTTGCTACATCAATATTTTCCGTATGGTTAGTAACTGTGACTGTTCAGTTTGAAGAAACTGACAGATCTTTTTCTACCTACAACAAGGAAATAAGTTTTCAGGAAGAATCCTTTTGTAACTTAGCTTTAGAACGCACAGAGCCTATTTTCGAACAATCCTTCCTAGAATATTGGAATAGTGAAATAAACAAAGAAGAATTAAAAGATTTGACCATTAGCCAGTATAGTTTTGCCTGTAAAGAATGGTATCTAGCAGTAGATGGCGAGTGGTATATGATGGGGCAAGTTCCTACAATCGAAACTTAATCATTTGTTAAATAGCATATATGGCTAAGCAATCAATCAACACAGGCACTGGAATAAACACAGGAACGGGCGATACTTTACGTGCGGCCATGTCAAAAATCAATGACAATTTTGATGAGTTGTATCAACTGGTTGGATCAGGAGATTCATCCACATCAACCACACTTGAAACTGCTAACATCACAACATTTATCACAGACGGAGAACTAACATTAGATCCCAGAGGTGACGGAACTATTGTAATGAATGCTCCAACAATATTCAATAATATTATACGTTCGGACGATTCAACCGGGTTGAGCATTGTAGATGATGTAAGAATAGATGGACAACTGTCTTTTGGTTCAGATGCGGCATTTACATTTCCTGCTATTACAACCGCGGGTATCACACTCACAGGAGATATAGTCACTACAGGCAACACAAATATTACAATCGAACCTGGCGGCACAGGTGACATCTTGTTGAAAGCAGGTGGACAGGTTGGTATAGGTTCTGTTGGTTCACCGGACACACAACTACACATCAAATCCGCCTCGTCGATAGTAACACTTCAGAGAACTGCTGACGCAAACACACCTGGTCTAAGTTTTCAAAATTCCAACGGAAATGTAAGAGCAGAACTGCAGATGGATGGAACATCAGGCACATCAAACACAGTTTTTGTTAAAACACATGATGGAGCTTCTTTATCAGAAAGATTCAGAGTAATACACACTGGAGTAAGTGTTACAGGAAATATAGATGTATCAGGAGCAACAGTATTCACACCACAAGATGATTTGGCTACATCAACCACTGCTTTGTCATTATCAAAAACTATACATTCATTAGCCGCTGGTGAAGAAGATTACACACTTGCCGCTGGCACAGAAGGACAGATCATGCATTTTATTATTGCAGGTGGTGACTCTGTGTATGGATCTGTTGCAAACACAACTGTGACAATATCTCAAGTGAGAAATCCAGATGATGGAGATGTGTTATCTACCTATGCATGGAAACCGTTCACAACACCTTTTGGTGCAGGAGATTCTGTTGAGCCAAGAAGAAGTCTTGCAACTTGTGTGTTTGGCAATGGTGCTTGGAACTTGGACGTTTACAGCAATTAAAGTTTTATTTCTGTGGAACTTGCATCAATGTTCCAAATCTTACGCATTTCTACACCCACTTTTTGAGCATACTTTTTTACATCACACTTGGAACACACATGGTGAAAATTGTTTGACGCTCGTGCAGGAGTGACTTTACTCTTGTCACGCACAAACTCTGTGCCACAAGCATCACATTTGAAATGATATGCAGAACGTCTGCGTTTGAAATTGTGTACTTTACCCAGTTTGCTTTCTCGTTGATGTAGGTGTATCTGTGTGGTTTGTTTGATGAACATCTTACATTAGGTTTATAAAAATATTTATTAAATACATTTCGTCAACACCAAAGGAGAACACACTAATGGCAAAACAAACAATAGGAATAGGATCAGCGGCCAACGACGGTACTGGTGATCCATTAAGAACGGCATTTGATAAGATCAATGACAACTTTGATGAAATATACACAGAACTAGGTGGCTCATCGCTATCAAGTTTGTCACTTTCAGGCAACGCACTTATATCAGATGTAACAAACGAAAATATTAATATCACACCAAATGGCACAGGCATGGTGATAATCAATTCTAATTTAGAAGTAAAAGGCACAACTACAGAAATAAATGCCACAACATTAGAAATAGGCGATAACTTAATTGAATTAAACAAAGACAACTCCGGCGGTGCTGACGAAGATGCTGGAATATTGATACAACGTGGATCTGCAGGAAACAATGCGGCGTTGTATTGGAACGAAGGTGATGACAAATTTAAAGCTGTATTAACAACTTCTGCCGCAACTGCCACAGCAGTAACAGATTCAAGCACAGCAACTATTGTAGCCAACATCGAAGGTGACCTTACTGGTGACACTGTAGACGTAAACATTATCAAATCAACTGACTCTTCAAGCATAAGAATACAAGAAGCAGTTGAAATCAGTGGAGCAGTGGTTGGCGGAAGCACAGCCAATTTCACAGGTGCTGTTACGTCAGGTGGTACTTTAACTGGTACTTCATTGACTTGCGGTAATGCTGTATTGACTGAAGCAGAACTTGAAACTATAGACACAATCACAGCAGGAACAGTGACAGCTTCTAAAGCAGTAATTGTTGATGCATCAAGTGATATTACTGGATTCAACGATGTTACAGCAACAGGAACTGTGACAGGAAAAATTGGTGACTTTGAATCTTTACAATCAACTGACTCAACTGGTGTCACAATAAATGACAATCTGGTTCTCAACGGTACAATCAAAGCAGAAGGTTCAGACCGTGTTAACATAGCAGATGGTTTGAATGTAAATGGCACTATCAGTGGAGACGTATTAGATATCACAGAGATACAATCAGCTGATTCGACAGCCATACAATTCACAGACAGTATCAATATTGCAGGTTCAGTATCTGCAATATCATTAGATGTAGACTTGATCAAAAACAGTGATTCATCAGCAGTCAAGATTGATGATGGTCTTGAACTTGTCGGTGTTGCAAATGTCACTGGCGATATTGTGCATACAACAGGAATAACACAACTTAGTGTAGAAACAGTGTCAGGTGACTCTGCTGGTACAGACGCGATTGCTGTGACCACTGATGTTACTTTCTTAGATATGAGTTCAGGTGGTATGACACTATCAATAGCAGATGGTGTAGATGGTCAAATCAAATACATTATTTGTAACCAAATAGGTACAGTTGCAGGTGGTGGTAATGCTACACCAGCCATTCTTGGCAACACCAACGGAAACTGGACAACACAAATTAGATGGGATGCTGTAGGAGAAGCGGCAACTTTAATTTTTGATGCACAGACAGGCAAATGGAACATTGTTGGTTCACAGGGTGTTACAATAACTTAATTTTGCATTAAGATACATGCAAGAACTAAAATTGTACTTCCTAGTGTTTATATTGGTCATTTTGTACATGTGGTCTAATTCCCTACATTAATTTACTTAAATACTACAAATGGCAAAACCCACATGGATAACAGATGCCGGTTCTCTGGGCAGTATTAGTGAAGGCGTATTCTATTCGCAGGCTATTGAAGCCACTGATGCGGATGGTGATACTGTAAAATATACTTTTCATTCTGGCAAATTGCCTGCAGGCATACAAATAAAATCAACAGGATTCATAGAAGGCATACCAACAGAGGTTCCTGAAAGAACAGAATCAACCTTTGTGGTGAGAGCTACGGCAGGTAATGATGTGGCTGATAGAACTTTTACTCTGTTTGTAGATGGTGACGATGCTCCTACATGGATTACTGGAGCAGGACAAATAGCAAACTTATTCGATGGTACTTTTTTAAATTTGCAGTTACAAGCTGTAGACACAGACAACGATATTAAGAGTTACAAAGTTATCGATGGACAACTACCGCCAGGAATTGATCTACTTGAAGAGTCAGGAGTTTTAAGAGGTGTCAGTCAACCTGTGCCGGCATCATTGTTTGATTCTACGCAGGTAGGTTGGGACGGAGTAGAATGGGACGAAACTCAACTTTGGGATTTTACTTTAAGTTTGTCATCTATTAATAAACTTTACGAATTTACAGTAAGAGTGTCCGACGGTGTTGCATTTGCCGATAGAACATTTTCAATAGCAGTCACTGGAGCAGGACAAAAAACTGATAGTGATTTGCTAAGGGCAGACACTACTATACACAGTGCTGATGCATCTGATGGCATCAGGCCATTGCACTTTATTACTGAACCTGATTTGGGTGATTACTACCATGAAAACTATTATATTATTACAATAGACACAGTTGATCCGGATGGCAACCTAGGGACTGCTGGGGATATTAATATCTATTATGCATTGACTAGTGGAACATTACCTCCAGGATTAGAAGTTGATTATAATAGTGGTGAAATATTTGGATTAATACCTAGACAAATTACCCTAGAAGAAACTTACACTTTCACAATCGGTGCAACTAAAAGATCAGATTCAAGTTCATTTATAGAACAAGTGTTCACTAGAGAATTTACTATGCGAGTACGAGGCGTAGGATGGGATGTAATATCTTTCAATGAGGTAGACATGGAGGTAAATCTATAATGGCGAATATTAAATTAGGTTCTATTTCACCTTACAAAGTTTCAGTATTCTCAGTTGGTGCTAGTACGTCCAACAATCTGCCTATTACCTATTCTTATAGAACAGGTAGATTGCCTCCAGGCCTAAGACTTGAACCTGATGGTGAAATCACAGGCAAAGTGAAAAATCAACTGTTTAGTTTTGATAATCTTGATACAACTTTTGATAATAATAATACAACTGTTGATAAAGATTTTAATTTTGTAGTAAGAGCATCTGCTCAATCAGGACAACTAGTAAAAGATCAAACTTATACAATATCCGCTCAACGAAGAACCAAAGACGAAGTTGCCAACATGTATGGAAATTTATATGTACCGGATGTGTCTCGCACAGATTTCTTGAATTTTATTACTACAAACAAATTATTCACTAACGATGGTCGCTACAGAGACCAAGACAGAAATTTCAACACACACACTTATAACTTTAGTGTTTTGTTTCTTGCTGGTGTACATCTTAAATCACTAGGAACAATTCTAGATTTTATGGTAAAAAACAATTATACCGTAAAATTAATACCCGGCGAATTCAAGGCGGCAAAGGCAAAAGATCCTGGAGGTAATACAATCTACGAAGTTGTGTATGCAGAATTATATGATGCTAACACCGGTGCTGATAATTCTATTACATTCACTAATCAATATCTTCCTAACATAACCATACGTTTCGATGCTTCAACAATATTATTGACTGCTGACAATCCACTACCAGTGCCAGGCACCCAAGAAAATCAAATATTCATAAACTCAATAAGGAATATGCAGAACGAACTCAAGTCGGGGTTGACTGTTGAGAACTTTGAATATCTTCCTTTGTGGATGAAATCTGCACAAGATGACGGATTAGTGCTAGGTCATAAAAATGTGTTGCCTATTAGATATTGCAAACCTGGAGAAGCTGAAAAAATATTGTATAGGATCAAAAATGAATCTACATATGATATTAGATCGTTGCCTATTGAATTTGACAGATGGGTTATAGATAATAACATTGGTACATCCTTCGATGGTACAAATAACAGTGTCACAGCAGTCGGCGATGGTAGCACAGTTTTATTTGATGGTCCTAAATCTGTAGCAACCAATAACGCATTAATTGTTACTGTTAACGGACAAAGATTAACAAACACTGAATTTACTGCAACAGGACAGAGCGTTGAAGTAAACACAGCACCTGTTGATGGTGCATCTGTTGTGATTACCTTAAAACCTACAACATTTACAGGCGGTGCTGAATGCACATTAGACGCCAGTGCAACTGTGACAACTTTTGACGGAGATGGCACTAGATTCTTAAATTTAGGAGTAACATTTGATAGAGGAACTATTCTAGATAAACAATTATTGATGCAAAGAAGGTCTGTAACGGATAGAATTACTCATGTATCAGATCAACCAGAATTAGTGAGAACAAGGTAATAAATAACAGTATGGCAACAGCAATCACAGTAGCAAACATTGACGGAGCATTTCCAGTAGCAGGTCAGGATAATGATTCCCAAGGCTTTAGAGATAATTTTTCTCAAATCAAAACCCAACTTACAACAGCGGGTACAGAAATTACTGCATTACAAACAAACAGTGCTGTAACCAATGCAGACACTGACTTCAACGGACACGATCAATCAGAACTAGTATTGAAAGATTGGGGTCAAAAAGTTGTAGCCAAAGGTGCAGTATCTGGCTCTGTTGCTTGTTCATTTGCTGATGGCAATGTTACAACAGCAACAACATCAGGAAACTTGACTCTAACATTTACAAACTTTCCAACTGATGATTCAGGTACAAATGTGTACGCAACAATGAAGATGTTAGTAACTAAAGCAAATTCTACACACACAATTACATTAACTGGCGTAACATTTCCAAATGATGAAGATCAAGATGTTGGCGATTCATCATCTGTATCAACAGATTTTCCAGAAAGAAAAGGCGTGTATGTGTTTGATATATTTTCAGTTGATGGCGGCACAACCAAATACATTTCCAAAATACTAGAATACACTTCAGCCACGTAATTAAATATCTAATATGTTTAATCCACACATGGAACCAAAGTCTCTCACAGATGAACAGTTGGAAACTCGTCTCAAAGATGTTACAATAAAATTGAATCAAGCGGCAAGAATGAACAATCAAAACATGTATCAACAATTGGTTGCAATTCAGAACACACTACAACTTGAAGATCAAGAAAGAAAAATGCGTAAAGCCAAACAAGACAAAGACGATGATAATTCGCAATTCGATGGATTAATCAATGTTAAATGATGATGGCATAAGTTGGAAAACTAGATTTACCAATACCATGTATCTGCAAAATAAGTTGTGGCCTAATGATGTGTCTATCAATATCCACATGTTGCCAATCACAAATGGTCCTCAATCACAGCATGTCACATTCCAAAAAATAAAATATGTGTTTGGTAAAACATTACAAAATTCATTGTTTGTACAGCATGATGATAATCTCTACAAATCATTTAGTGTGTTTGAAAATGATGTGATAGACTTCTTTGACACACCGGTTGACCAAGTGATAGGAGTCACATTGTTAGCAAAACTAGATGCAATAGGTGGTAAAAGTATGAATGTTGATGCATTGGAAATAGAATCATGGCAGGGCGAAAATTTAAGATTTATGATCACTACAGATTCACCAGAATGGAAATTGCTACAAACTTGTGGTGTTAAAGATCCATGGTGGCACGATGACACACCAAGATTTTCCAACTTTACCAAAGAGCCGTTGACATGGGACGATATAGGCTTTACAATAAAACAACATGAAGGATTCAAAGTTATTCAAGGAGGTTAGACATGATTACTGATGCATTTGGTAATTGTTCTTTCTCTACACGTGAAGTGATTGAATTACTGTACAGTGGTGACCCTGTTGATCAGTTGGTGTTAGATGATTCAACAGAAGCCAGTCTACACAGCACACATGCAAAACATTTTGAAGTAGACACATTAGCACAACCTATGTTGATAGATATGCCTGTGGATCAATATCATGAATTGCTGTCTGGAACATGGATAATGCCTGAACAATATGCAACTATGGATATTGAACTGTATTTGACAGGACAAATGTCACAACGCAAAATGATTGATGATGCATACATTGATAGACTGGCAATTGAATTAGATGAATACACACAAAGGAACATGATGCACATACTCAAATATTTGATTTATATGATGGATGTGTGTAAACAGAACAACATAGTTACTGGCATTGGCAGAGGTTCAAGTGTGAGCAGTTTGGTTCTCTATTTGATAGGTACCCACCATATAGACCCTATTAAATACAATTTAAGTTACAAAGAGTTTTTACGTTAGGAGTAAAACAACATGGCAAGAAGACAACAAGGAAAAACACAACATTTTACTATGCAAGGTAAACCTATTGATTTTGATGCTCTAAGAGCTAAAAATGAAAAGACAATCGCAGTAGGTAATGCAGGTGTAAATGCACGTGGCGACCAAATAGGTGCTGGTGGAAAAATAGTTAAAAAAAGAGACGAAAAATAATCTTGACACACTGTCTATAATTTCATAATATTATAATATGGCATTTGGAGAATCAGTATCAGTATTTCATAAAATTAAAGGCACAATCACACCATTGAAGAAACGTGTGCTGGTGTCAGACATGCACTTTGGTATGACCAAAACTAAAGGCGGAATCATACTGCAAGATGACGACGGATCTGCAGACGGTGTACATCCACGTTGGGCCAAAGTTTATGCTATCGGAAAAGATCAAGAAGATGTCAAAGTAGGACAATGGGTATTGATAGCACACGGACGTTGGACAAGATATATTAAGTTGGAAGATGACACAGAAGTAAGAATGATAGACGAACATGATATCTTGCTAGTGTCTGACAAAGAGCCTGATCACAACAGAGTACATGCAGGTTATCATAATCAAGGTGGAGCAAAACAAATGACTGCCCTGCCAGGTAATGATTAATCATTTGCAAATTAAAAACAAATCAAGTATAATAGTTTTATGGACACACTTTGGGTAGAAAAGTATAGGCCGAACACATTAGAAGGTTATGTGTTCCGCGATCAAAATCAAAAAACACAGGTTGAACAATGGATAAAGTCTAAGACTATTCCACATCTGTTATTTTCAGGTGCTCCAGGAGTTGGTAAAACTACATTGGCCAAAATACTGCTGAACACCTTAGATGTTATCGGCACAGACATACTTGAAATAAATGCATCACGTGAAAACTCCGTAGATGTAATTCGAGACAAGATCACAAACTTTGTACAAACAATGCCTTTTGGTGAATTCAAAGTTGTGTTGTTGGATGAAGCAGATTATATTTCACCCAATGGTCAAGCGGCCTTGCGTGGTGTGATGGAAATGTATCATCAGTCTGCAAGATTTATTTTGACTTGCAATTATCCCAACAGAGTCATTCCTGCACTGCATTCAAGATGCCAAGGGTTTCATATTGAGAAAGTAGACAAAACAGAATTCACAGCAAGAGTGGCAGAGATATTGATTGCTGAAGGCGTAGAACCTAACTTGGATATCCTAGACACCTATGTGAAAGCAACATATCCTGATTTGCGTAAATGTATCAACACAGTGCAAATGAATTCTTCAGAGGGACAACTACAAGCACCCAACACAGCAGACACTGGCACACAAGATTACAGAATAGAAATGGTGGACTTGTTCAAAGCAGGCAAAATCACAGAAGCAAGGAAACTGTTGTGTTCACAAGCACGTCCAGAAGAAATGGAAGACATCTACAAATGGATGTATGACAATGTTGAGATATTTGGTAACTCAGAAGATCAGCAAGATGAAGCCATACTAGTAATCAAACAAGGATTAGTAGATCATTCATTTGTGGCAGAAGCTGAAATTAATTTGTCTGCTACACTGATCAAACTTGCAAGACTATAAATTACTCTCCATAAATTGACAAAGCTTCTGTGACTGCATGATGTCTTTGGATATCTTCACCATACAGTTGCACATCAAAAATATATCTAGACTCTACTGCTTTTAATTTTGTTAAAAAGTCTTTCATGCCATTTTCTTTGCCTCTGTCAGTTTGGCCCAAGTCACCGGTAATAACCAATTTAGATCCTTCACCTATTCTAGTAAGAAGCATCTTGAATTGATTGACAGTTGTATTCTGCATTTCGTCCGCTATAATATAGCAATTTTCAAAGGTTCTTCCTCGCATGAATGCCAAGGGTGCTACTTCGATTTGTTCTTCATTTACCATCCTCTTAACGCGATTAACGGTGTAATTTTTATGGAAGATATCATACAACGGTCGAGTCCACGGTTCCATCTTTTTGTTTAAAGTACCTGGCAAAAAACCAATATCTTCATCTGCACCTACCACCGGACGTGTAATCACAATCTTGTTAATCTTTTGTAATTTCATTAGATCAATACCATTCTGGGTAGCCAACAGGGTTTTGCCACAGCCTGCAGGGCCATGAGCAATCACGATTGACTTAGAATCATCAGCCAGCATTTCCCAGTATTTTTTCTGGTTTGCGGTGCGTGGTCTGATTTCGTTGATGTATTCGTCTCTTAGTTCATTGAAGGATAGGACAGTCTTATGTTTCATAGATGTTCTCCGTTTAAAATTTTGTTTGAGTTTAAGTTTTGCTGAACGCACAAAAATACTTAACGTCCTAATAACTTTGTAAAGTGCAGTGTTAATTAGTGAAATGATACACAGCAGGAGTTTTGACGCCGATATCTAATTTTCTTATGATGCTGTGATGATATTTTATCATGGCGTAATCTTTATGTTTAACTTGTCCTGTACGTGGCTTAAATTCCCATTTATCAATGCAGTGCCAACCATCTTTCAGTTGTGTTTCTGCAGGCCATTCATCTAATTTTTCCTTACCCATTAACTGATCAATTTGCTGTATTGTTTCATACGGACAATGTTCGTAATGGTTGTGTAAATCTCTTTCGGACAAAATTTTATTATCTCTTCTTTCCGGATTGCATGGCAATATTCTTTGATCCAAAGTAGCATGTATTCTTGGGTGTTGTATAATTGTATCTTGATGCTTCCAACTGCCAGCGACAACTTCATGTTTGCCTGTGTAACCTCGATTATAAGTTACAACTCCACTGGTGTACTTTACCTTATTAAAATTAAGTGATTGTTGTATTAGTAATTCTTGTGGAACATATTGTTCGTGTTTTAAGTCGCTTAAAGATATAGAAGCATCCAACCACCATTGCATCCAAACTAAATCATGTCGTGACACAAATATTGGTTGCATTATTATATTTGTCGGCAGTGTGGCTCCATATACATATCTTGATATTTCTTGTTGGCCATGTTCAACTTTATAAAATACATGTGGCTCCTTGGACTCAATCCAACTTTCGGGAATAGGTTTGACTATTCTGCACTCAGGATCTAAAAAACATATACGTTCGTTGTCGTGACTATTCCATGTCATATAATCTACCATATCTTTTTGTATTTGGTGATTTATTGAACTGTATGTGTGTTCACTGATAGTTACAATTTTTTCGAACTCGTAACCAAATCTATTGCAATCTTCAGCAAGTCCGTCAGAATAGTAATCTAGAAAATCTTTGGTTCCGCAACATATAATTTTAAGTTGTTTGGTCATGTATAAATTTTGCCATTAAGTGATTGTAGGCATCCATGTATTGTGTGTCACCATCTTGTGGCTCAACTTCTACTTGTTTTTTTAACTCTTGTTCTATTGAACTGCCTCTGACATTACCCAAAGAATGTCTTGCGGCCCCAGGACGATCCACAAATCCTGCCTCCATGTGTGAATAAATGTGTCCATTTGGGTCAACACATATTTTTATTTGTGGCGATTGTTTTGTGGTCAATTCTTTGTGTGTTACTTGCATCAATTTGTTATCCTTGCCATTCATAGCATCTTGTAAAGCATATCCATAATCAACAGTCACACCCATTGATTTAACACTTTCATCAAATTTAAGCAGAGCGTCTTTCACTTTGTTGCGTTCTTGTATTTCATACTGAAATGTAAAATCTTCTCTGAGAGACAAATTATCGATGCCACCTATATCTTTGATATAATCTATTATACGTCCTAATTTTTCAAAGTTTTCTGGAATCAATACATAGTTTAAGAATAATTTTGTTCTGTCTGATCGTTTGTTATAGTTGGTCAAGTTATCTTTTACCACTTGCCAACCTTTCTGATGTTTTGTTGTGGCAACATATTCGTTATGATCCAAGCCATACAGTGATACTCTGATATGATGCAGTGAATTTATATAGGGATTTTTGTTTAGAATCTTGTCGTTCAACATGAATCCGTTTGTAATCATTCGTGACCTGTATCCTTTATTGTGCAAATCTTTTGTGATTTGGTTTATGTACGGACTGGTTAATGGTTCTAGTCCTCCGCTGATATTGATACGATCTAAATCTTTGCCATCGTCTTGCTGTATTATCTGGCTGAAAATATTTTGACTGCCTTTTACTACTGCATCGTAATTTCGCCCACAAAACAGACAAGAAAACATACAACTTGTACCAGGATATATGTTTATTCTGTAAGGATATCTATATTCGCCACGTATGGCTGATTCCATTGCTCCGCTCTGTATGACTGGTTCTAGAGTTTGCCAATAGGGAGTATCACGTAATTCTGTGCTGTAAAGATCCATTGTTTCAGTAGTTATTCGCTTGTTTACGGCTGTAAGATACATTTGATAAATATCACTATGATAGATACACTAGACATCTTACGCAATATCAAAAACATTTATGCTTCAGACAATGTGATTAGTTCACTTGTTAATTTAGAAAAGGTTTTAGATGATGTCAACATATACGCATACCAAAACTGGAGTAAAGGTGAACTTGTTGAAGGACCTGTGGTAACAAAATATGACACCACTGCAACTTTTATGTGGGACATGAAAGAAATGCCAGATCCAGATGCAGGCAAACGTATTACCAATGTGGGCGGGCAAGTATCATACAAAAAAGATATTAAATTGATTCCAAGAAAGATTAAAAGTTACAGTGATTATAGACCTGGCACAAGAAAAGGTAAACTAGACGAAATGCCTGTATGGTTAGTAAAAATCACTATTCCAAACACAGTGATAGAAGACTTCAATGCAGAAACTAAGATGACACAAACTGTGTCAGGTTCACAAGTTGATGACTTTCAATCACCACAAGACCAAGTAGAATTGTAATGAAGTCAATCAAGAATTTAGAAATGTACAACCATGTCAGTCCAGAAGTGGTCATTGATGCCTTTCAAGCAAAACTTGGCAGAGACGAAGATGTATCTGTAATACAGTTTCAATCAGACAACAAAGATGTAGCGGCTGACCTTGTTAGTTTTGTTGAGTCTGGCCATGACTATGTGTTAGATGCAGATTTTTCAGCGGCCAAAAACACACAGAAAATGTACAATATTTTTGTAGAACTTGAAAGAGACGATAGCCTTCCAAATAATATTATGGAACTAGTGCGTGACATGGAAAACGTGACAGGTATATTGCCATGGAAATTTAGATTTTACAAAAATGAAGAATTTTATAGTTTGAACGAAGCAAACTTACTGAGTCTTGTTCCTACCAGTGCAGAGCAATACAAATTTTTAACTGACGACACAACAGATGAAGATATTAATACACTGTTTAAAGAATCAAAAGTCACAGTGAGACGAGCAGGTAAAAATTTAACTATGAGTAAAATTTACAACAAACATAAATTTGTTTTAGAAGCAGTAAATGTACCTACAAAAAATGGCGTATACAGAATAGACGAATCATCTACAGCACAAACACAATATCTCAACAATTGGTTGGGTGGTGGATGGCACATTGTTAAAGTAGATGATCTTTTCAAAATATCAAAAGAAGACAAGAACATCATAATCAAAGCGGAGGACTTGTAATGCAAGCCAATTACGAAAAATGTTTGGAGGCAATACTTCACCACGAAGGAGGATATGTAAATCATCCTAAAGATCCAGGTGGTGAAACTAATCTTGGAGTAACCAAGAGAGTGTACGAAGAATGGGGCGGCACAAAAGATATGAAAGATTTGTTGGTAGAAGATGTTGCACCTATCTATAAAAAAAATTACTGGCACAAGATCAAAGGTGATTCATTACCAGGTGGACTTGATCTATGTGTGTTTGATTTTGGAGTAAATGCTGGTCCAGGCAGAGCGGCAAAATATTTACAGACGCAAATAGGCACAATAGCAGATGGAGGAATAGGACCTAACACACTAGCAAAACTAGATGAGTATCTCAAATCAACATCAATACAAGACGCTGTCAAAAAATATCAAGACACAAGATTAGACTACTACAAACAACTATCAACATTTGCAACATTTGGTAGAGGATGGACACGCAGAGTGGAAGAAACCACTCAGATGGCGTTGAAACTTATCTAATGTTTGGCGGATTAAAAATTGCAATAATACTTGTAATACTTTCTGCCGCTGGTGGCGGATTTGTATATGTTAAAGGTTTGCAGGCAGATCTTGCAACATCAGAAGCAAACAATCTCATACTAGAAAATATTAAGTCTGAACAAGATGCTGTGATCAAACAAATGAAAGAAGACTTTGAGGCAATCAACAAGGCCAAAGCACAACTAGAAACTGCTCTCGCAAACGCAGAAAAAGACAACAAAGAACTGGCAAGTAAATTTGCCAAATATGATATTGCATTGTGGGGCATGGAAGACCCAACAGCAACACAAAAAACAATCAACAGAGCAGTAAGACATGTCAACAGATGTATGGAACTTGCAAGTGGTTCTGCTGTGGTGCAAGACGACTTCTTCAATAGACAATGTCGTGAATTAGTAAAAGACAAAATGGCAGAAGTAGGCATGACATACGAAGCACCAGCCAAAGAAGAGGAGACAGCAGAATGACACGTGAATGGGATAGAATAATTTGGTGTGCAATACTGCTAGGTTTGTTTTTATTTCTAACAGCATGTGCAGGTGGAGTCAAACAAATTGAAAGTGTGAAAGTAGCTGTTGCCAAAACACCTTTGAATTTACAATCTCCAGCACCAATTGAAACAATGGATGTTGAATGGATTGTGATTAATGAAAACAATTACAAAGAAATTTTTGACAAACTTACAGCAGAAGGCAAAAAACCTGTGCTGTTTGCACTAACAGACAAAGGCTACCAAGCATTATCAATTAACTATGCTGATCTGAGAAAACATATCCTTGCACAAGATCAAATAATAGTACAATACAAAAACTATTACGAGCCTAAACAAGCCAAATAATTTTTAGATAAGTAACAGTACAACTGATAGGAGACAATTATGTGGGAAATGATTGAAAGAATGGCTTCAGATAGATTATGGATCTATACTGCATTAGTAGGATCCTTGTTTGGACTTGCATTTTCAACCTATTTTAAAAGCACAAGAATTGGACTATGGTTGTATGCAAAATTCGACATGATTCTAGATTATTTTGTAGAACGCTGGGGTTGGACTTGGCTAGAACAACCAACTGATGCGTGGCGTAAGAAATATCCTTATGTGACAAAGAAAATCGATGAATTAGAAAAGCGAATAAAAAAACTGGAGAAAAAATAATATGATGGATTTTATTAAAGACAGAATGAAAGAATCAAGCACACTAGATGGTGCTGGTATCTTAATTGCTTGTGTGCTGATAATTTTATTTGGCCCATTGGCAAAGATAATTGCATACGCAGGTATAGCTTATTCTGTATGGAAAATTTGTAAAAAAGACTAACCCCCAAAATGAAGTTTGACACAATTGGCATCAAAACCAATCACGACATTGATGTAGTTGTGTCAAACATTCCGCACTACGAATTACAAAAACAAAAAATTATTGACATTATTAACAACGAAGTCGATCCTCACAGTAAAAAAACTAATTTAAAATGTCACATGACCAAATGGGATATGACTTTACATCCATCATTTGCAAACATAGGGTACAAAGCATGTGAACTGGCCACTAGTTACACCCTGTTGAAAAAAGATCACAAAAGACAATTTTCTATAGGCGCCTTATGGGGTGCAAGATACACAGACGATGAATATGCAAAAGAACACGATCATTATCCTGCCCTATGGAGTGGCGTTGCTTTTATAGATTGTCCTGAAGGATCTGGGGCACTAGTGTTTCCAACTTGTGATTATAAACATGTGCCTAAGAATGGTGAAATGATTCTAGTTCCAAGTTACCTGAGACACTATGTAGAGCCGTCTGCACTTGGTGTACGCAGGTATATAGTAGCATATAACATCGTCCCAACTAAATATCTATAATGGCATACGAAGAACCAACAGCACCTAAACCAGACGCAGAAGTTGTAGTACCAGCTAGTGAGCAAGGCACAACAAAAAAAGTTAAACTGGATTTAGAAGTAGACACAAGTGTTAAAGATCTAGGCCCTAATCCATATGCAAGGATTATACACATGGCCAAGGCTGTTGACGCATGGCGTATTTTTCCAAGATTATTTTTGACTGTGTACATTATTCTGTTATACAAAACTGTAATATGGTATATGGGACTACCAGATCCAAGTATGGAACAATCAGGACTTATCAGTGTTGTGGTTGGAGCAGGTGCGGCATGGTTTGGATTGTACACTGGCACTAGCAAAAAATAATCCCCACTTGCAACATTGACAGATCATCATTATATAGTATACTATGAGCATGGATCCTTACAGCACTCTAGGTGTAGATAGAAATGCGTCTGACAAAGACATCAAGACAGCATTTAAAAATTTAGCGAAGACACATCATCCTGATCGTGGCGGTGATGAATCTAGATTCAAAGAAATCAATCAAGCATATAGTCAAATAAAAAACCAAGAGGCAAGACAACAGTATGAACAAGAACAAGTGTTTGGTGAAGGTGGTATGCAATTTGATTTTGGTGGTAGTGGGTTTGAAGGAATCTTTGAGCAATTTTTTGGCGGCAATCCTGGATTCAGAAGAAGAACTGTGCAAAAGAACCGCAACATACAAATAGCACTAGAAGTATCATTAGAGGAAGTATTCACTGGCACTAAAAAAGATATCCATATAGATCAGTTGGGCAAAACTATAAAGATCGATATTCCAAGAAGTATATCATCAGGACAAACTGTGAGATACAGAGGGTTGGGTATGAACGAATTTAAAAATGCTCAGCCTGGGGATTTATTATGCAAAATTTATATCGAAGATCATCCATATTTTCAACGTGACGGATTTAATCTTTATGCGGAACATTCAATCACTTGTTGGGACGCAATACAGGGTACGTCTGTCAAAGTACAAACAATAGATGGAGGAAAAATTAGTCTAAAGGTGCCTGCTGGTACACAACCAGGAACTGTAATGAAAATTGCTCAACATGGTCTTATGTCACCATCAACAAGAATGGGAGATTTTTTTGTAAAGATAAATGTTAGTATACCATCAAATTTAATAGAGGAGGATTTAAATGTCATCAGAGACATCTCAAGAAAATATTCTTAAGATAAACCTAGAAGGGCACAAAGCACTCAGACAAGTTATACCTGAAACTGACCTGTCACAAGATTTAGAGTATGATAAAATATCTGACCTTATGTACAGAACAATGAAAAAAGGCGACGGACTAGGTCTAGCGGCAAATCAAGTCAGTGTAGGAATAAGGATGTTTGTGATGTATGGAGATCTTACATTTATTAATCCAAGAATTATAGAGACATCAACTACTATGCAATTGGTAGAAGAAGGGTGTTTGTCATTTCCGAATTTGTTTATGAAATTACAACGTCCTGAATGGGCAGTGATGGAATATTATGATAAAAATTTACAAAAACAAGTTGACAGATTCGAACATATATGGGCACAATGTATACAACATGAAATAGAACATCTAGATGGTATTTGTTTTGTTGATAAAGTTAGCAAATTAAAATTAGATTATTATAGGAAAAAGCAAAGGAAGTTAAATGATTCAAGCAGACGATAAATTGAAACACATTTTTGACGAAGCAGTTAAAATTGCTAGATCTCATTCGCACGAATACATTACACTAGAACATTTACTTTTTGTTCTATTGATACAACCGGATCTAGATGAATTGTTACACAGTAATAAGGATATAAAAGTTGATCAAATGATGAATGATCTACAGGATCATATCGAAAATGGGTTGAATGAAATAAAAAGCAAAGAGGAAGTATATCCAAAAAGAACACAATCTACTGAGCGTACAGTAAACAGAGCATTCACCACTGCAATATTTTCAGGTAAAGAATATGTGGATTGCTTTCAACTTATATTGAGCCTATTTGGTGAAAAAAATTCACATGCATTGTTTTTCATGTTAAAAAATGGACTTACTAAAAAGGCTGTTGTCGACCACATGACAGAAGTTGGTACTGAGGTGCCTGATGAAACACAGGTTAATCAGAAACAAGCGGCCAAGATACTTAAAAACTACACTGTTGATTTGAATGAACAAGCAAAACAAAATAAAACATTTCATTGTATTGGTCGACAAGACGTGGTAGATGAAATTGTGCTAGTGTTAGGAAGAAAAACAAAGAACAATGTTATCATGATAGGAGATCCAGGAGTAGGAAAAACTGCTATTGCAGAAGGATTAGCACACATGATAGTTGAAAACAAAGTGCCAGATGTGATCAAAGATCATACTATATTTTCTGTTGATGTAGGATCTTTAATTGCTGGATCAAAATACAGAGGAGACTTTGAAGAACGTTTAAAAATATTATTATCAGTGTTAGAAAAGAATGACAAAGCAATTATGTTCATCGACGAAGCACACATGATGCATGGTGCGGGAGCAGGCGGGCAAGGAGGTGTTGATCTTGCAAACTTGTTGAAACCAGCACTTGCAAGAGGAGATTTGAAAGTGATTGCTTCAACCACCTGGGAAGAATACAGAAAGCATTTTGAAAAAGACAGAGCATTGATGCGTAGATTTGGCAAAGTGAATATTGAAGAGCCGAGTGTTGAACATGCAAAACAAATAATGATGGGTCTCAAAGAACAATTCGAAGATTATCACAAAGTGGAAATTACATCAGACGCAATAGATGCCACAGTGGATCTATCAGTCAAACATATTACAGACAGGCAACTACCTGACAAATCAATTGATGTGTTAGACCGTGCTTGTTCCAAAGCAAAAATATTTGATGCATTTAAAGATGTAGACATCACAGATGTTCAAAAACAAGTTGCACAAATATCAGGTGTAAAGTTTGAGTCAATTGAACAAACAAAAACAGCCAGCATAGAAAATTTAGGCGAAACAGTCAAAACACAAGTGTTCGGACAAGACACTGTGATAGACAAATTGGTCGATACTGTGATTGTTGCTCAAGCAGGCCTAAAGCAGGAAAACAAACCTATAGGATCTTTCCTTGCTGTTGGACCAACTGGTTGTGGAAAAACAGAAACTGCAAGGCAACTTGCTGATGGACTACACATGACACTGGTAAAATTTGACATGAGTGAATATCAAGAAAAACATTCTGTTGCCAAATTAATAGGATCGCCTCCAGGTTATGTAGGATATGATGATGGCAATGCAGGACAACTTGTTAATGAATTGGAAAAACATCCTAACGCAGTCATACTGTTTGATGAAGTCGAAAAAGCACACAAAGATGTAATGACAATATTGCTACAGGCAATGGATGATGCTGTGATTACAGCATCTAATGGTAAGAAAGTGAGACTCAATAACTCAATCATCATGATGACTTCAAACTTGGGTGCCCAGGATATGCAGGCCAACACATTAGGATTCACTGACAATAATGTGCATGACGGAGAGATTGATATTAAAAATTATTTTGCACCAGAATTTAGAAATAGGTTAGATGCTGTGTTAAGATTTAAGCCATTAGAAAAAAAGGTAATGGCCAGTATTGTAGATAAATTTATTACACAATTAAATCATCAGATGACAGATAAAAATATTACTGTTAAACTGTCCAAACAAGCAAAACAACAACTGCAAGAAGAAGGGTTCGATTCTAAAATGGGTGCAAGACCACTGCAAAGAGTAATAAGCACAAGAATAAAACTGCCTTTGAGTAAGAAGATACTTTTTGATAGTATCACAAACAAAAAACTTTCAGTTGATTATAACAAAGACTCAGACGAGTTTACAATAAACTAGGAGATACATGAAAACAAACATTGTGAAATACATGATAGAGCACAACTATCTAAAAAAGAATGCTATGCTAAATGCCACAATAGGTGTGCATGGACTAGGAGCACAACCATTAGATCTCGCAAAAGATTTATTGTTTGAAGCATGTGAAATCAAAGGACAAAAAATTGTTATTAAAGGTTGTGATCCTGAAAATCTACGTGAATATTTGGTTACTCCACAAAAAATACATGAGATCAATGGAATGGACGAAATCACTATCGAAAGACTGTTCCCTGAAATCTCTCAATAAATAACTGTATGCCAAGCACATCGATCATTGTACAATCACAAATAGCTGCCGCTGACTCAACTGCGGCCACAGTATCAGAAGCCGTCAAAGCAGATGGATATTATGGGAATGCTGACGGATTACATACAGTGGCATACATTTGCTCTTCAGATTTTGTTGGCACAATAAAAATGCAAGGATCACTTGCCACTGATCCAGACAATGCTACAGACTGGTTCGATATAGATGGAACGTCAGTTGGTGATAGTTCTAGTGTGGTAGCAACACAATATATCAATTTTACTGGTAACTTTGTGTGGGTAAGAGCATCGACAACTGTTGAAACTGGATCAGTAACCAAAATACTACTCAACTTTTAAATTACCACATAATTACTTGCATGGGAAACAAAGCAGGAAAAATTTGGGGAAACACAGAATTAGTGCATGCCAATGGTGTGCATGAGTTTCATCGAATAGAATACAAAAAAGGTGGCGTTTGTTCTAAACACAAGCATGAATTTAAATGGAATGGTTTCTTTGTTGAGTCAGGAGAAATGATCATAAGAGTTTGGCAAAATGATTATGACCTTGTAGACGAAACTGTGCTTAAAGCAGGCGATTTTTGTCAAGTCAAACCAGGAGTATATCATCAATTCGAAGGAGTAAAAGATGGTGTAGCATTTGAATTGTACTGGGCAGAATTCAATCACAATGATATAAAACGTGAAACTGTTGGTTTCAACAAATAATTTGACATTTATCTTTAATCCTATATAATAATGGTATGGAAGAAATATCTTTATATTGCACAGACAAAGACAAGTATGTGACTGCTGGTATAGTCACAGAATCACAAAATAAAATTGTTACAGTAGTAAAGCCTGGAGACATCAGAATAGAATTAAAATTACTTAAACCTGATGTGTTTGTAGGCAACTTGCACGGCATGGAATTTGTATATGATAAAAATAGGCGTTAAAGCCAAGCATGTTTGGCACGATCATCCTTTAACTGTTTCTATTTTTATCGGTGACAATCAAATATTTTCAGACGATTCAGGCAAAGACATAGATTTTACTAGCGATATCGAACTAGAAGATGGCCAGCATGAATTCAGATTAGTAGTTTCTAACAAAACATTTGCCAATGTTGTGCAAGAAGAAGATGTCACAACAAAGGATTCCTACATTTTGATCGATTCAATAATGATGGATGACGTTGATTTGGACCAGATATTGAATCCTGAGGCCAAATTTTACCCAGATCATCCTTCACCAAAAGCACCTGTACTGGAAAAAATCAAAGAATTAGGCTACAACGGTGAGTATAGATTCACATTCACTGCTCCTGTATACGAATGGTTGATTGAAAAATTATTCTAATAAATATCTGTATGCACGATGAATCATTAGGTTTAGCCATTACACAGTCTATTTTCGATGACGAAGACATGTACAGAAGAATGTATGTGCCATCATTTTATTATATGCGTAAAAATCCAAACGATCATGGCAGAGTCATGGAATTGGTCGATCATGCCTGCAAGAAATTCAGCGAAACAAATAACATTCCATATGAAGTAATCAGTCCAGACGTAAAGAAGATGATTGCTGTTGAAATGTACAAAGAAATGATGAGTGATGAGATTACTAGAAATCCTAGAAAAGGACAATAATCCTGCTGTATTCACATTTGGTCGGTTTAATCCGCCCACAATAGGTCACGGCAAACTGCTAGACAAGGTGGCATCAATAGGACTACCCTATTACATTTTTGTATCACACACCACAGATAAGAAAAAGAATCCGTTAGACTACGACACAAAAATAAGTTTTATGAAAAGAGGATTTGGCAATCACACCAGTGAGATTGTGCAGGATGAAGGTGTAAGAACAATCATACAAGTGATGCAATATCTAGAACAACGTGGACACAACGCAGTCACAATGGTAGCAGGCTCTGACAGAGTGAGTTCATTTAATGACCTATTACAAAAATACAATGGCGATGAATATAAATTTGACGAAATAAAAGTTGTATCAGCAGGTGACAGAGATCCTGATTCAGATGGCGCCACCGGAGCATCGGCATCAAAGGCACGCGAAGCGGCTGCCAAAGGTGATGCTGGAGCATTTGCACAGATTGTTAAAGGTGATTCAGGACTTGTTGATGATATGTATCATGCTGTGAGACTGGGACTAGGCATAAAAGAAACAGCAGGTGTTGGAATTATTACAAAACAAAACACTACCAAAGATGTTAAGCCAGGCACACTTAAAAAAATGATGAAGAAATTAAAACTAGCATAATGTTATTGTTTGAAATCGACAGCACTAAACCTATCCTATATGTAGACCTTGACGGTGTACTAGCAGACTTCTTTACTCCATTCAACAAAATGGCAGGTGTTGCCAAATGGAATCAAGCAGACAAAAACACACTGCAAAGAACACTAAAACAGATTGCTCAAACAGATGACTTTTGGCCCAACTTGGGTGTGCTACCAGATGCCAACAAACTGTTATCAGGTATACAAAACATTGTAGGAGAATTTGTTGTACTGTCTAAAGCACTGTCAGGAGACCCCAGAGCAGAAAAACAGAAGAGAGCATGGGTACAAGCAAACCTATCCATACAGCCTGTAGACACAATTATAATGTCCCCCACAGCAAACAAAGGCATATATGCCAAACAATCAGATGGCACTCCTAATGTGCTCATCGATGATTTTGGTGTAAATATAAAAAATTGGATGGCAGCCGGTGGTACTGCTATCAAACACAAAGACGGCAGAGCAGATGCCACGTTGGAACAATTGAAGGACATATATGAGAATTAATGAGGTAAACATTTTTGAACAGGAAAACGGGGCTGAACTTAAACAAGGGGTAGATAATTTAGTTCAAATTGCACAACAAGATCCTTCTAAAAGTGATACAGTAAGTTCTGCACTACAGAAAGTTATAGATTATTTTAATAAAATTTTAGGTTCTGAGCCTGCTACTGAGCAAGTTGCACCGCAGACTATTGTACAGCAACAGAATAAATTAGAAGGATTGATGGCAATCATGTGTCAAAAAATGCCTCAAGTTTGTGATCAAAAATTTGATTCAGCTGAAGATTTTATCAAAAAATATGAAAGTGCATTAACCAAACAGACACGTGAAAAGGATTTTGCTAAAAGTGTACGACAAGATACAGAACTTGCACAAGGATTAGAAAGACTAGCAGGCAAAGTAACAGGGTCGCTCGAGGCATTAGATGCACATTATGAAGAGGCAAAGAAAAAAGGGGATAAGCCAATATCGAGGCAAGCACCTGAAGAGAATAAAATGCGTAGTGATATACGAGAAATACTAGATGGAATGATTAAAACTTATGAGAGACAAGAAAAAACATCAGCACAAAAAAATAAGTTTTATAAACTGATCAGAAATTTTGTACAAGATTCTATCAAAGGCATAGTTCCATTAGGTAAAATGGTATCTATGGGTAGCGGCAATGTTAAAGATGAAGTTGCAAAAACAAAATATGCTGACTTAGTTGAATTAGGACTTATTGATGATCTATTAACTAAAATGCCTTCAGGTACTGGCGGAAACTGGGGACCAGGTGAACTTGGATTGGCAATAGTTGGCAGTCCTGTGTTTAAAGGCGACAAAGGTGACATTGTAGTAGACGGAGAAAAAATTGAAATTAAAGCAAGTAAATCTGCAAAGCAAGGTGGCAGATTGACTCCCGATGATTTACGTGGCAATGGAACTGACGGAAAAGGAGATTTTATTAAAGCATTTAAAACATTTATCAAAACTGTTAAAATACATGGAGACAACAAACCCATACAAGTCAATAAAGATGGAACAGCATTCAAATACAGATTGGGAACAGGTAAACTTTCAAAAGGACAGTCAACAGCAAATTTTGGTGAAACTCTAATTAAAGCCATAAATTCAGGTATAAAAGCAAAAGGCAAAGT